ATCAACCACTGTAATCTAGGATGCTTTTGAACATACTCGTTGAACAAGTGTTTATTGGCAGCATACTCTGTACTCATCACATAATAACCCTGAACCCCACCGTTATCTTTAACAGTGCTCATCCAGTGTGTCATCATGTAAGGGACAAACTTCTTTTGTTGTTCTTCTGTAAGATTGTCTAAGTATGTATAATCTTTTCTGTCTATTGCCGATAACGCTTCGAACAAGTCAAAATCTTGTTTCTCTAGTTTTTCATCTTTGGGAGTTGTAGGTTTCTTTGTTGCCATATTACCAAGATTGTTGATAGTCTACAATTTCACAATTTCTACTAATGTCTTTTACAAAAAAGATACATCTGGGTTTGGGAGTATCGTCAATGGGTACACACAGAAACTGTCCGTTCTTTAATCGAGGAGCGTACCAAGTAACATCGTGATAGATATCTACAATCTCAATGTCTTGAAAGCTAGGTCTAAACGCACTCAATGGATTAAACTCAAATGCTTTGAATCCCCTATCGTTGATACTTGTTAGTGGTAATGTTTCTAAGTCGCCCATCTCAGGTTCACCTATTAAGATTTGCCAATCTACTGGCATCTTAATTGTTCGGTCGCCTACTCGTAATACTAATGCAGGTGAGTTGAATGATTCTAAAAAGATAAGCGGGATATAATGATAGTCTACGTTCTGTGGATTAGAGTTGTCTAATATTGCAAAGCGTAAGTCATCTACCTCTTCTGGTAATGTTTCTAGGTTATAAAATTTGTCGTCAAGTGTTAAGATTCGCATAGTGTTATTATATCATTTGTAGTCAAGTTTCTCAATCGAGAATGGATAATTAGCATCTTTGTAAAACGTCTTGCGTTGTGTCAAGTGGCGTTTCGCAAACTTACATGAACTTGTTATATCCCAGATTTGAACGTGGTCTTTGTCTTCCGCTTTTCTAATACCTCGTCCAATAGACTGGATAACTCGGACAAAGCTCTTTCCGGGCTCCATAAGAACCAGATTAAAAATACGAGGAATATTAATACCCACAGCGGCCACACCATAAGTCGCCACAATAACCTTGTTAGTAGCGGTAGCCACTTCATCATACTGTTCTTTCCTCTCAGTTAACCCGGTCTCACCTGACACAAATGAGACCTCAAAATCTGTTTGATCCTTACTAAACGCCTCGCTCAAACGTGATTGAATTTGTCTACCAGCGCCAACTCTATCAACTAGAATTAATGTGTTGCCCGTTTCTTTAATCTTCTCAATCAAATGACAAATAGTTGTTAACCGTTTATCATCTTCAAGCAGATATTTCAATTCAGTTTGGTAGTTTGAGAATTCTACTTTATCTTGTAATTGAATGATGTTTACATGGCACTGCGCTAAAACACCCTTGTCTTGTAATTCTTTTGCTGACAACTTACCAATGACGGGACCAAGTGATACCATGATAGCTTTATAGTCAAAGTCAGACTTTGGAATCGTACCAGTCAAGCCCCAACGAATTGGAATATGAGCCATGACACTAGACAATAGTTCTTTCAACACATCAGCCTTAGCCATGTGAACTTCGTCAACGATAACACACACTACACCTCCTAAGAACTCTTGGATAGTGATATCTGCTTCATCTGCTTTTGTTTTCTTTAGCATGTTACCTAGACTTTGCCAAGTACAAATAGTATGTGTCTTGCCGTAATCTTTTCTGTCACCGAAGTATACACCAACATCAAGACCTACGTTGATATAGTCTCGTTCGGTTTGTGTAACTAAGTCCTTGTTAGGTACAATGACGATTGAACGTCCATATGCTTCGACACTGTAACTCAATGCCGCAGTCATAATTGTCTTGCCTGCTCCTGTCGCTACTTCTTGTAGTGCTTGTGGATTCTTTAAGAAGTTATTGACAATCTCAAGTTGATAGTCACGAATCATAACAGGCTGACCTGCCATTGGGTGTTTGTCAGGCCAGACATGCGATGCAAAACTATCTTCTTTGAACTCAGTAAAGTTAAACGTGGTTGAATACTCACGCAAATCTTCTAGTTCAATGTCATAGTCAGCATCAGTGAGTATTGGTAAAATCTCAGGAAGCAAGTTCACATAAGTTGAACCACCTAGACTGAAATAGCTAATCTTGCCATTCCAACGACCCAACCGGACACTCGGCAAATACCTTGCACCTGGCTTCTCGTACTCAAACTTCTTCATCAACGCTTTGCGGTCTCCTAGTTCAAGACCTTCAATTTTTACGTTGACTTCATCACGTATAATTAATTTACATTCTTTCATTTAATATCAATCGGTTTATTGTTTCCTAAGAATACAGTTTTACATTTAGGAATCTTAGCATAACTTCCCATACCCCATAATGATGAGTTAACAACTACTGGTAATTTATAAGAGGTTATGTCTAAGTCTGTGTTTTCTTGTCTAGACACTCTATGAGCATTTAATCCCATGTCTACTAACAACGAGTACAATTTCTTTGTATGCGCTTTGTTCTTTTCTTTGTACGTATCAACAATTATCACGCAGTCAGAATTGATTGCCTTCAACATCTCTGCAAGGTCGCTGATATTTTCTTCATCCATAACCATAGATGAAACTGAGGTTGCAAAGTCAATTAGTTTGTGACTTGATAGTGTGTTACCCTGTAGTTCTGCCGCTTCTAAAGCCACTTCGTTTGCAATCTCTACACCCAATGATGATAACAATGCAAGCGTTGCTGGACTTTGGTCCAGCACAACATTTTCAAGATTTTCGTATATGTGCTTATTAATACTAACCACCATATAGTTCCCATTTACTTTCATGTAGATAGGATCCCAGTGTGGTATCGTTTCATATTTAGCAAAGGCATCAACTACCTCAGTTAATACAGGACAGAAGTTGATAGTCTCATAATTTTTAGTCACGCACTCTATGACATGTTTTGCAGTTATCTCGCAGTAGGGCATCGACCATGTTTTAGTATCTTTATCCCATGATGGGACAACTGGCATCTTTCGTATTTCAGATATGAAGTCAGCATTATATGGGCTTCGAACAGTCAACACATTATCTTCAACTTGACAAAATGCACTGGTATATTGAGGTGAACTTAAAACAGGTTGCGTTGTCCATGGTAATATTGCCATTTCATTAACGTCAATCTCTTGCTTCTTAAACTGTTTAAAATAACGCAGTGTGATTTTTGTTAACAAGTCAGCCTGATTGCTTGTTACTGGGTTTTTCTTGGAGACAAGGTTATCATGTAGACTAGTTAGGAACTTGTTGTCATAAGTTCCTAAACTAATATTTTGTAGCATGTAATAAACTAATTGTTCCTTCGTAGTAGGCTTTACTTTCATTCTAGTATTATACTACATTTACTAAGGCAAATCAAATTTTTAAGGCAAAAAAAGGGGACCTAAGTCCCCTAAATGCTCACTGCCACTTCAATAGTTAGGTGTGCCTAAAACAAGTTTTGTTCTACTCAACTTGTTACAGTTACCACAACAACGATACTGGAACAAAACATTGTGACGATTCATACTGAAAGGATTCTGCCACACCCCTTTCTCAGGATCGCTCCACATTGCCCAGTTATGAAACCCAAGGTAGCACCATACACTTTTAATCAAAGGGGTCTCTTCCCTTAGTGTTCTAAATGTGTTTTGTTTCTCGTTCATTCTTTTAGTCTATTCCAAGTAGCCATTCGTTCAGCATCATAGTATTCATACAACAATGTTAACCAATTGTAAAAGAAAAAGATAAACGGGTTAGCAAGAAGGACATAGAGAACCCATTGCGGTGGACGACTATCACAGATCCAGGCGGTGATTATGGCGCCGAAAATAAACTGTCCTATACCAAGAATCAAAGTTATAAAAATCGCACCGACAAATTCATCCCTCAGGAAGTCACGAAACTTACTACAAAAAGATTGAGTTTCAGGCGCTCCGAAAATCTTTCTTTTCATTCGTTTCAATAACCATAATCCAAAGTTCATTTAGTGTCCTTTTCTTTTTCCCATTGAATGCCTTGCAAGAAACCTCGCAAGCCATCTACTGTTTGACAATCTGCTACAATCTTGCCATTGTCGTTTTTGTCGTGAATAAAGAACCCAGTGCGAACCGGGCTAACATTATAGCCCTCAAGACTTAGTTCACCTTGAACACGATTGAAGTTTACAACTAATTCAAATTCTGTCATATTAGCCTCGCTTCATGCAAGTTGCTTTAGCCAACTCACGCCAGTTGCCACTAATCTTAACGAGGTCAGCAACTTTCAAACACATACGCAAAGACACTTCACGCAAGTTAGCATGATTTTGTTCAATGAATGCCATGACTTCATCAGTTTGTTCCTGAGTAAAATCATAGTCAGCAAACAAACCACCGTCAGCATCACGATGCACTTGTTTGATACGCAACATTTTGTCACGCTCAGTGTCAACAGTCAAGTCCAAGAAGTGACTACGTGATTGCAATGCATCCAAGTGAGGTTGCATCTTGCTTGCTTTCTTTTGGTCGAAAGTTTTGTTAGTAATGAAGATGATTGAACCGTGAAAGTTGAAAGTGTTTGGTACACCTTCGTCACGCAACAAACGTGAATCTTTGTTCCAAGAGATACGGCGAGTCTTACCTGAGTCAAGCGCACCTTTCAGTACGTTGATAGCATCTTGGTCATCCCAAATGTCACAATCGTCAAACACCAACACGTTCTTAGCGTCAGAGTATTTGTACAACTTAGCGAACAAGCCGATGCCTGACATAGCACCTTTGACAATCTCAAAGCGAGGACGCTTGCCTGAGATTTTATCAAACATAGCTGCCTTTTCCATTTGCAGTGTCACACCGTGTGACTTACCGATACCTGCAGGACCTGTTACAATCATAGCACGAATGTCACCTGAGATACAAGCACGTGCCATTTCATCAAGCACGCCGAAACGTGAAGCAATACGATTCATTGCTTCCTCGTCAGATTCAGTTACAGTAGGTGTGACAACAGGGGTATCACCTGAAACGAACTGAATAGATTCGTGATTGTCTACGTTGATACGTAATTCAGCACTACGACCTGGGAACTGACCCTCATTTTTTACTGTGACAAAGCCACCTTTAGCGCCGAGTTGATAACCTTTGACAAGTGTGAAAACTTGATTGTCAACTGGTGAATTGCGATATGTACCTGAAGTGATGCGAACTGTGCTAGTCATAGATGCTCCTGATGTGTGTAAAGAATGTATTATAGATGATTTTGGGTTTATTGTCAAGCCATTTTGTTATTGATTTCGCGGGCTTTCATTATGAACTCACACATAGCCTCGTTGTATTCACCTTCAAAATTGAATACTTCAGTATTACCTTTTAAACTAGTTTCAATTTGATAACAATAGTTGCCGGTGCGCCAGAGCGTCAGTTTCACATCGCCGATTCTCTGGCTTTCAATGTATTGAATCTGAGACATAATACTCCTTTCGAACAATAGTGTATTATACATCCAAATTCAATTATTGTCAAGACTTTACTAGGTCCCAGTTTGTAACTCTAAAGAAGTCAAATCCATCAATAGCCGTTCTATGAAAGAAACCACTCATTGTTAGGTTTTCACTATCGTTAAAAATACTATCCCAGATTTTCAACAACTGGTTCTTTGGTTCGAGTGTCAATACAACTGCGGCATCAAGTTTATCATCTTTAAACCAATATTCAAGTTGCTTAGAATGTTTGGTTTTCTTCGTAATTTTACTCAATGGTGTAAGTTTTACATCTAACAATGCCATAGTATGCGGGGATGAATTATCGATATCCAATGTTTTTGATACTTGTTGTTTCACATCGTCAAGGGCTATGTCATAATCATAAAAATCCGGTAAGTAACATGCCATACCGATATCTTCATTTTTAAACGTCTTACCATCAGTGCTGATGAACGTTGCAAGGTCTCTGCGAAAGGATGACTTATACATTTTATCAGTCAAGTTACCCATCATGATTTTTTTACTATAGTAATCTCTAATCTCAAATGCCTTATTTCGGTCATCTTGTGTTACTTTAGAAACAACGTCCGCATCGAGAATACGCAATCCAAATACACTATCCTTGCGTAGACGTTGCAATGTAGAGCTTAATGTAAGAATATCTTCTGGACTAGAGTACGCTTCAAATTTTTTGATTTGAGGTGCTATTTTAGAATTGTCAGAAAATGGATCGAACGCCGCTGATGACGAACCAAGCGTGATGTTGCTATATGTATTATCCCATGGACTCAATGTAATTGTTGACATGTTACTCATTCCTGTAGTTTGCAAAAAGCCTCTGCCCTTAAACTTAAAATTAGACATACAATATAATAACAAAACCTCGTACTGTTGTCAATACGAGGTTTCTATTAAAGGGTAATATCTTCCATTCCACTTGTCCGTAATCGAACTATGTGACCCATTTGCCATTGTTTGGCATCAAGTCCTTTCATAACCCCTAACCATTTGTTCCTTAATAAGGCAACTTCGTTGATTAGTGTTTCATAGTCAATTACTTCTTGTTCTCCGTCAGTATACTTTTCAGCATCACGTGAAGTCAATGCCCGATTGTACGCTTCAAGATACTTTTGGAAATGCTTCCTACGAATCTTACGTAGTTGAATGTTAAGATGATTCAATACAGCCTCAACTTCTTGAAGCTGGTTGAAACGATGTTCAGTAATGCCCGGTAATGCCGAAATGTTCTTTTCAACGTTACCCCAAATCTTTACATCTTGTTTGGCTGAAAGTAATTCAGCCTCATAAAATGCTACAAAGTCTGGTAGCTTACTGATATCATTCGAAACTTTTGTTAGCCAGTTTGCCATTTAGTCCCAATCGTCTTCGTCTGTTTCTTCTTCGTATTCTTCGTAATCTTCTTCTTGGAAGTGTTGTGCGGCATACTCTTTCAATGCTTTAGTAATGTCCTTGTCCTTGAACTCATCCTTGATATCATCAACTTCATAGTTGTTTTCAATCAAGTATGTTACCAATGTTTCTGCCGCTTCTAAACGGTCGTTAAAGTCAATATGCTCACGCAATACTTCCCAAACTTCGCTTACTGTTCCTAAACTCATTCTGATGATTCCTCCGTGTCAGTTTCATCAGTACTTATCTCAGATTTAATATTACGCAACGGGAAGTCTTTCATCACGGTATCCAAACAACCATCTGTGTTTGCTTCCCATGCTTTACGGAACTTCTTAATAACTTCACCGTCTACAGTAGTGTAAACGAGTGAGTTACCTTCTTTCTTTAGTAGTTCAGCTTTTTCAATCATATCAGTCAAGCCTGAGTATGGACTCATACCTGTCTTGTATGGGATCTTAACTTGAACACCTTCGAATGGTTTAGCATAACGAGTTTTCATAATCTTGCAACCGGCACGAATACCGTTTACTTCTGAAACCTTGTTACCATCTTCGTCTTCCTTCAACTTCATCTTCTTCATCGCAACTACGATTGAACTTGCGTAGATAAAGCCTTGACCACCGGAAATTTTATCATCTGGGTCAAACATGTCTTGTGATGCGTATGTGTGATTAGTTGCGACTAGACCAATGCCTAGTGAACCAAACATGTTAACACAGTTACGAACAAGTGCTGTTAGTGCTTTAGGCTTACGACCCATGTCACCTTTCAAATCACCTGCATCAAACTGATTAACGTCAGTTGGTGTCAACAACATGCCCAATGAATCGACAACGAAAAGAACTTTCGGTCTGTCTTCTGGTGCTAGTTGTTTGTAGTCAGATACGAATTTTGAAATTGTTTTAGCAACTTCATCAATCATAGCCATGTTTAGTTTTAGTAGTTTTGATTCATCAGTATCAACACCGAGAGCATGAAGCCAATCTTCGTCCAAAGCATTCTCGGAGTCGATAAGGATAACGTATATCCCTTGTTCTTGTGCGTGTTTGACAAGGTTACCTGAACAAATGTAACTCTTGCCCGCGCCGCTTTCTCCAGCGAATACAGTAACTTTACCAAGAGGTACACCTTTATTAAAGTCACCGCTGATAAGATAATTAAGTGCATAATTGCCTGTGCTGATCCAATCAGTAGGGTCGTTGAATCCAATGCTTAATCCTTCAATAGATTTTGTAATTTCCTTACGGAACTTACTAATGTCAAATGGTTTTGCCAATTTGTTCTCCAATAGTTTGATTTATTTTGTTAACGTTAAACGGTTCTTTGTCTAACAACTCGGGGCACTTTTGCGAAATTGTATCAATCTCATAGTCAGATGGAAAATGACGTAAAGCACCACGGGCACGGTCACGAACTATGCTCGGGACCCTAGGTGTTTTGCCAGGGTCACATAGTTCTTCCAAGAGTTTTCTACCTTGCTTGAGGCTTCGGTATCTTTCGTCTGGTAGTGTCATGTGTACTCCTTAATAAGGGGACCGAAGTCCCCCGTTTATTACTTGTTTTGACGAGCACGAATCATCGCTAGGATGTCTTGCGCTTTGTCACTTGATGGAGCTGATGTTGGCACTTGAATAGGAGCTGATGCTGCTTCGGCTGCATCTTCTTCCCAAGGTTCAGTTGATTTCGCTTCTGCTACGGGTGCTGTTGCGGGTGCTGATGCTACTGGAGCTTGAGCTGGTTGTTGAGCCGCTGTTGAACCTGCTTGAGGAATATCTAAACCATAAGGCTTGTAATATTGACCCCAACGTTCTGGGTCATATGCTTCACCATCAACGGATGCTTCGAACATCTCTTTGATGATTTTCAATTCTGCTTCTGTTGGTTGTTTTGGCAAGAAGTCTTTCAAGTTGAACAAACCATGTGCGTTAATTGCTTCCAATTCTGCTTCTGTCAATGCTGATTCACGGCGTGCCCAGCTAGAAGTAGAGTAGTCAGCATAACCACCCTTAGAAGTTTTCTTGATGTTGAAATCAAGACCACGCAAGTAATCAGTTGGCAATTCAAGGATTTCAGGATCCATGATACCACCTTTGATGATTGGGAAGATTTGTGATGTGATAGCAAAACGGCGAATTGGGTTCGCTGGAGTCTTGTCATCACCTAGTGGGTTTTGACGAACAAAACCTTGGAAGATGTAACTACGCTTCTTCCAGTACTTGTTAGCCATTTCTTTCAATGATTCGTCTTTGTACCATGGACGAACTTCTGCCAAGACTGGGCAACTGTTAGGCACATACATATCGTTACAAGGAACTTGTACGATGACTTGCTTAACATTTGAATCACCCTTGACGCCATTGAATGGCAATTTGATGATATTCTTTTCTACCCAGAAGAACTGGTTGTTAGTATCACCGTCAGGCAAGAAACGAACTGTAGCAGTCGTGCCTTCATCAATATTCCAGTGGGGGTAGATAGAATTGTCTTGTTGAGTGTTAGAACTCTTTTGACCTTTGTTTTCTTGCGCTTGTAGACGAGCGCGGATTTCTGCTAATGATGCCATAATATATTTTCCTTATAAAATTTGAGATGGTCTCTGTTTGAATATTCGATACTACCTATTAGTATCTAACGTAGAAGATAGTATAGCAAATCTATCTGTCAACGTCAATAGTATTTATGCCTTATTAGGGCAAATATACTTTTTATTGTGCCGTTTTGATTAATTGCATTAGGCGTGCAATTTCGGCTTTGAGTTCTTCCTCGTCATGCTCAACGTGGTCAACTTCTTTTTCAATCTGGTTGATTTCTTTGTTTTGTAGTTTATCTACTTTTTCATTTTGTTCAAGTTCATCTTCCAAATACTTAGCAAGAGCTTGTTCTGGGCTTAACTCTGGATGAGCTAACTGTGCCTTATAATTAATATCATGCTCTCTTGGAAGAGGTCTGTCGGCTCTACCGTTGACCTGAGTACCCATTCTAATATTCGATGACTCAGTAATTAGATTGTCCGCCCAGGACTCAAACAATTTGATTTCTTTCATTTACATACCCGAAAGTTTACGCATACGTTCAAACGCTGAGTCAACTGTTTCTGATTCACCCACTAGTTTGCCTTGTGTTGGATTTGATTTAGAAATCTTTTCAGTAGGACCAAACTGACCAACTGCCTTTTGTTCTGCACCCAAACTCTCATCAGTCTTTTCAGGTTGATTCAAACGTTGTGCTAATCTTTCCAAATCTTGTTTACGTTGCTCTGGAGACTTTTTGGCATCTTGTTCTTTTGCTTTTTTGCCTACACGAGAAACCATGTCTTGGTAATCGTCACCGTAATCTGCCTCATCATTAGAGAATTTACTATCTAGTAAACTTTCTGCCCATTCTTCTAACTCAGTTACTTCAGACAATTTAGTTTCGCTGATATTCTTGCTCAACTTGCTTAGGATAGGCATTACTGATTCAATACGTGGATCCAATGAACTTGACTTAAACATATCTGTTAAATCTTCTGTTACTTCATCTTCTAACAATGATGGAGTCCATGATTCAAAGTAAGTATTGTAGCCTTTCTTGCCACGCATCTTACTCAATGTCTCACGCAAACTATTGTAATGATTCAACCCTTCGTTAACTAACTTCTCTGTTGATTCATTGAACTGCTTACCTTTAGTAGCACGAACAAATCCTGCCATCTTTGAGTATTCTTCACACATTTCATTGATGTGATTCCAACGTTCATCACTTGGTCTACCACCTTCAGCAATATGACGAGCATATATTTGTGCAATGCCTGGTCTGTTTGTTGGAGCTAAGAAACGCTCACCTTGTGCTGTCTCAATAAAAATCTTTTCAACACTACGGAAGCGTTGTTCACCTTCTTCCATTTGTTTAGAATGCTTGATGATGATTTTTGTTTCTGGAATTACATCGTTGTAACTTTGCTTCTTGCCCATTGGGTGATAGCCTTCAGCTAGACCCTCACGTTTGTTATGTGCTCTCACTGCCATATCACTTTCTAAATCATCTACATCTTTACGCTCAAAGCCCAACTGATAATTGATGGCAAACTTGCGTAGATGTCTCATTAATTGTTCCCATGATTGAGAATCTTGTGAGCCTGCTTTTGGGCTCTGTGCGATTTTGTCGTTGTAATAAACAATCAAACGATGTGAACCGTCGATTGTAACTGTTGCTCTACCATAATCCTCACCATCTTTGATGAAGGAAAACTGCAACAATTCTGCTTCTTCTGGAACAGCAACTTTCTTACCTGAACTGTCGTACATATCAGGTTTGTATCCTCTGCTGTCTAATAATCCGTATAATTTGTCGTTTAGTTGTTTCTTTGCCATGGTAATAGTCTCAATATTCTATTTATCACAAAACAGCATAGAAGGGTAGAGGAAGAATAATGTCATCGTGGTCACGAATCTGCTCCTCTAGATTATAATGATAGTCGCCCAAGTCCTGAATCATGCGAATCGTCAATAAAGTAGACGCAACTAAGTCGTCAGTCTCACCGATTTTGGCTGCAAAACTGTCTTTTGAGGCAATATAGTTCTTTAACTCAGAGATTAAACTATGGCTTTTGATAGTCATTCTCTTGGATTCTAATAGGTTCTTGAACTTAGCACAAGCTGCCATTTTAGATTTGTGCGTAGTGGTGAACCCTTTACGCTTTTTTCCGGGCTCGGATAAGAATGTTCCTTGGATATTAGCTTCCCCGTATTCAGCGAGAGAAACAAGAGCAGCTTCACCCACTGTATTGTTCTCGACTGAGTAATAGATATTGGTTGGTTGACCGGTACATTCATCAATGTACTTGCATATATTAGCCATCAACTTAATTTGTTCAGGGATAGATGTTTTGTTATGTTTCCATTCCCCCACTTGCTCCATTGAGTTTGCTTCAAAGATTTGAATAGCAGCATAGTCTCCGCCTGTACCGATAGCAGGATCTAATGAGATTGTATAGATTTTATCTTTCTCTGGTTTCTTGTACCAGCGAACTTGTCCTTGTCTAAATGTAGGCTCAAC